ATCACGTCCTCATCTATATCTAAAACACTAGATAAAAACCAAGAATTGAAGCAACCTAACATATAAAGGTCGCTGCATAGCTCCTCAACTTGTATTGAGTCGATAGCGTCAGAACGTATAAAGCGCACGTTATCAACCTCGAAATCATCGGGCATCGTATCGTTATGATCGACTATAGTGTCGGGGGTAGCGTATTCAGTAAGGCTAATAACTACCTCTTTAAAATCGGGGGTAGAATGTAAAGAATTACAAAAGGTTTTAACGTCTTTAAGTTCAGTATAAGTAAGCATAAGGGTACAACTCCACATAGCGGCTATAAGGCCTCAAGTAATTATTAAGCACATAAGGTGCAATTAGATTAAAGGTTGAATATTCTTTTAACTAGCCCAGTAAATAAGTGAAAACACATCCAGCAATAAACAAACAATAGAGATAAACCCAAAAAGCTAACAGTTGGGTGCATTACTAAAGCTGAATAAATAAATAACGATATACCAACAAACACAAGTAAAACTATGGCCTCATTAAAAACCATAACTATCTTACTAGGCTTTGGGTTGTGGTTAGTTCGGTTGATTAAAGTGCGGGTTCTTAAAGTAGTCATTAGGGTTAATACCTCTTTTTAGTTACTGTTATTAGTGTTGATGTTTACTCAGTGGCACTGGTACTCAATGCCGACCTGATAACTATCATCATTGTTATTAGACACAACTATAGCCGTGTATAGCTTTATACTTACGCTCTGCGTTCTGCTGTTCACGTTTTGGCAAGTCGTTAAAGTAATCCATAAACTTGCACCACATATCCTCTTGCTTGCGCATGCTTTTAGACCATGCCTTATCATCATCTAAGTTGATGTGTTTAGACACGTCCTCAAGTCTGCTAGTAGCGTCAACTAAATCGTTGTACTTACGCTCTGCTATATACATACGATTTACGGTTGATTGATAAGTCTTGTTAATAGCTTCTATTATAATAGTCATAATTTAATACCCCAAGGGCCGAAGCCCATTATAGTTAATTGTCGTAACGTGCTTCGGCAGCGTTGATCTCATCTTCCGTCCAAGGAATGTTTCCAATTTCGTCCCAAGTTGATGCTATTTTATCCGTAATAACTTTTGAATCTTTAAGAAAGCTGGCATCGAAAGGGCTGAGTTCGCGCTCATCCCATTCCAAGCTACTTAATTTTAATTGAAGTTTTTTGCTTAATTGGTAATTAGTCATAATTTAATACCTCTTTTTAGTTACTGTTAGTTTTATTTAAGCACCTCCTAACTATCACAATAACTACATATAGTAGGGGGCACTTAGATAAAACTAACACGGTGCTGCGGCTTCATGCTCATCTATGAGCTAGGCCGCTTACTTAAGTCTATCCCTTTATTGTTAAGGGGCTTAAGGGTTCCGAATAGCCGAACCAAGCGAGGCGTTGTTGTGTTAGTAGGTATAGTAGGCCACAGTTAGAACGTATGTGCAACAACTAATTAACATTTATTTAACATTAAGTAGGCTTAAGGTAATACCTATATTACCTAATGAAAACTATAGGGGGCCAAATGAAAACAGTAGGCCACAACACACACACAAACACCAAAGCACACCACACAATACGCACCGCTATATATAGGCACAACTCACCGCTATATATAGGCACAACTCCCCACTATATATAGGCAAGTGATTTAATAACGCATGTTACCCCAGTAAAATCAACGAGTTATATTAATAGTTTGGTAGTGGCGCGGTAATTATATGCCGTGGGGGTGATGGGTGCCCCCCTTTGTCTCTTTGTATGCAGGGGGGGCCACGGGGGGAAGGGCTTGGGCGGGTCGTATATATACCCCCTCAGATTTTTCTTAAGAAAACTTAAACCCTCCTACACCACCCTTGAGTTAACAAAAAGCCATACCAACACATACGCTGTTATCCCGCATTGGGTTGTTACTAGCTAGTAGGTTAACTAATAGCTATTACCTGTAGTTGGGGGGGTAGGCTACGCCTCCTCCTCCCCCCTTCCTATAGGGGTATACGGGGGTATCCTATAACGGTACGCTAATTCGTAAACAAGGGGGGTCAGTGAAAGCCACACAGCACTAAGGCTGTAGAGCGTTTTCAAACACGGCCTATACTAAATCCAAGAGTTACTAGAGGTTTGCACATTGGATGTATTAAGATTTCCTAAGAACTTATCTAACTCTAGGTCTAATAATTCACCGTGTCTTTCTCTCATTAGCTCATCTGCATCACCTGCCATTTGCTCTACCCAGTAGGCTGTAGCCATTGCTAGGGCATCCAAACGGTCATCGTGTGCTAATGCTCCACGGTCTTTAGTAATTCTAGTCATCTGGTAGAACAGTGAGTATCTTTGAGCTATGTCATTAGGATACTTCTGTATAGAGTCATAATCCTTTTGGATAACTTCACGATCTATAACAAGCCTATGTTGGTTCATCACTGGCTCTAGGGTATCTATGATTCTTAACTCTTTCTGTTTGCTATGTCTGACTTCTTCCAAGGTCACGGGGTAGCTTTTAGTAAAGTAAGGTTTGATTAGTTCACTGAACATACCGTCACCAAAGTTACTTTCTACTAGCACGTAGTTCACTTGGTTTTTCTTAGCAATGTCTACTAAGGACTCTAACGTCTGCCCTGAATAACCCCCTTCTACTCCCCCAATATCAGGACAGTAGAGGAAGCCATTGAGCATCTTTAGAACTGCGTAAGAAGTCTCGTCTGAGCCTCGACCTGAAGGGTCTATAGCCATGACTGAACCTGTGTAATCTACCCAATCCCCAGAGAGCTTAAAAGGCTCGTAGAAACGATCTCCACGCATCCCTAAGTTGGGTACATCTTTGACTTCAAGGTGGCTCATGGTGCCGTGTATGGGCTTCTCTGGTGCTTTCTGACCATCCACTGACATGACTATTAGGTCTTTAAGCTTGAGGGGGTGTCTGTCTGCATCTGACAAGCTTGTATCTAGTTGGAACTGAAGGGCATAGCCAGAGCGTCCATAGGATAATTCACGTTCTATGAGGTCTTCTTCATCGAATCTCATAGGGTCTGTAGGGTTCCACTCAATACTAGGGTCAGCTTCAAGCTCTAGCATAAGGCTAGGAGCAATACGATCACCGTACCTGTTTACTTGGTCTGCTTTAGGATACCTAGAGGGCCATATACGGGTTACGTATCCCTTGTCCTGTAGAGCATCGTATAAGGACTCTTCTGTCTGAGGTGTCCCAAGGTAGATGATCTTAGAGGTGTCTAAAGGCTTCAGTACGGCATCGAACTCAGTCACTAGGGTCGTTAGCTTCTCACGCATCTGTTGAGTCTGTGAGTTGTTAGGAACCTCAATGTCATCTGCAATGATGAGGTCTGCGCGTGAGCCTGTAAGCTGACCAGTGATACCCACCGACTTGACACTAGGACTGTGTGAGGCCATAGAACCTTGTACGTTAAAGGCTATTCTGCTCCATAGTTGGTCTTTGTCGGGGATAAGATGGGCCAGTAGTGGCATCTCCATAATGAGTCTTTGAGTAAACATAGAGAACGCATCTGCACGTTCCTTGCTTGCAGACACCACCATGATCTTAAGGTCAGGGTCTAGCATCAAACGCCACACCACATAAGCACTCGTAATGTAGGACTTCCCTACACCACGAAACGCCTGAATGATGGAACGCTTGGGGCTAGTCTGAAGGTAATCTGCAAGGTCGTATTGTACCTTTGTAGGTACAGGTAGGTTTAGCTGCTTCCATACGAGGAACAAGAAGTTCCTAAAGTCTTTTAAGGGGTGTTTATCTGTCTCCATTAAAGTCCCCTTTTATTAGTGCGATAAAGTGTCTTGAAGTGACTCACTGTTAAACGGTAAGGCTTCTAGTAGCCCATCCAAAGGTGAACCTTGTACGGGAATTGCGTCTATGTTGTTGTCTTTGAGAAACTTAATAGCGTTGCTCATGTCTGCTGGTTTAGCTTCACCTGACTCAACACGATCTAGTAGCTCTTGGGCCACTGCCGTGTGTAAGGTAGAGAGCATTTTTTCTAAGTTAGTATCCATTTTTACCTTTTCGCCAAGCTCTGTTTTGAGACTTTGGCTGTATTCTTAAGTTACTGGGTGAGTTGTTGTTAGGGTTACGGTCTTTATGATCTACGTCCTTACCGTCACCTTTTTTAACACGTCCACTTTGTATCAGAAGTGACCTAGCTGCATTGCGTTTAGCCCTGCGTTTCTTTTGGTCTGGCCTAGAGTGGTAAGTAGCGTATTCATGTTTGTAATCTCTTGTACTCATTTAGTGAGTCCTTTAGACTTCTCAAAGCTTCTTAAGCCACCTAGACCTAATAGGGACATGACAAGCGTTGTTAGTTCTGCTGAAGCGATTGCTGGTAGTTCTGCTGGTAGTGCAAAGTAGGCATTGATGAGTCCAGCAAAGGGAAGGATAAGGAACTGGTAGCCTAGACCAATAGCACATACCCAACCGATTGCTGGCCTCCAACCAGCCACGAACACAGACGAATGTTTAGCACTTTCGATGTTAGCCATTGCCTGTAGAACGTGGGGTTTCTGGAGGTGTTCTTGGACTTTAAGAGCAGCGTTGGCTCTCTCTTCATCCGAAGTAAACAGGTCATCAAGACCTTCCATGACACTCCCTGCAATACCTGCTAGGGGGTTAATAGGCATGGTTATTCCTTGTTTAAGTTTCTTATACTTTACAATGTATACTGTAATGTTCACTTTAATGTGAACTTACTATTAGTTTATGTGAACTAACTATTAGTTTTTAAGTCCCCATCCACTTGGACAGGACTGAAGTACCCACACCGCCTAGACCTATTGAAAGAAGCATAGCACCAGCAAGGAAACCCTTACCTTTTACTAGCTGCTTCTCTAAGTCATTAATACGGTTAGATAGCGTTACTGTTGTTTCATTTAATGTTTCGACTTGAGTGCCTAGAGTTTCTACTAAGGTCACTAAACGTCCTGCATCATAGTCTGTCATTTGGGACATTCTCATTAACCTCTATAGTAAACAGCGATTCCGAATAAGAGTCCCATTGCTAGTAACATACAGACACCTACATTAATGGCTAGGCTAACGTCCTTCTGTAACTTTGCATTTCT